ACGACTACACGGTCCGTACCGGCGCGGCAATTTCCGTGCAGGATACGGCGGAGCAGTCGACCACGATTACGGTCGCCACGCAGAAGGGTGTCGATATCTCGTTCAGCTCGGTTGAGCGTGCGTTGAAGTTGGACGATTACTCGGAGCGCGTTCTTGCTCCGGCGATCAACAACCTCGCTGGCAATGTGGCGGCCGATATCATGTCGGGCACCACGGCGATCTGCAACTTCACCGCGAACACGGACGGCTCGGGCAATACGATCAGCCCGACCGCCGCCACTTGGCTCGATGCCAACGCGATCCTCGACCAGAACTCGGCCCCCATGGCTGATCGCAAGATCATCCTGGACCCGCTGACCGAGGCGCGCACTGTCACGAGCCTGACTGGCCTGTTTAATCCGGCCCCGCAGATCTCGGAGCAGTACCGCTCTGGTCGAATCTACGACGCCCTCGGGTTCAAGTGGATGATGGACCAGACGGTCCTGAAGCATACCGCCGGCTCGTTCTCGGCCGGTACGGTTTCGGGCGACGACCAGACGGGTACCACGATCACGACCAACGCGATCACGGGCACCCTGAAGGCGGGCGACATCATCACCTTCGAAGGTGTGAATGCCGTCAACCGCGTGACCAAGGTCGACACTGGCGAACTGCGTCAGTTCGTCGTGCTCTCCGACGTGGCTTCGAGCGGCACGTCGATCTCGATCTACCCGGCGCTGATTCCAGCATCGGGTGGCAATGCGGTTCAGTACCAGACGGTCACGGCGTCCCCGGCTTCGGGTGCCGCGATTTCGCTGGTGCAGAAGGCGAGCGAGGTCACTCGTTCGAACTTCGCGTATGTGCCGCAGGCGGTCACGATGGTCACGGCCGACCTTGAGCTGCCCCGCAACATGCAGGAGGCGAGCCGTCAGGTTTACGACGGTATCTCCATCCGCATTGTGTCGGGCTACATCATCGGTACTGACCAGTTCGTGACTCGCACGGACATTCTGTACGGCTACAAGTGGGTCCGTCCGGAATGGGCCGTGGTCATCGCGGATAAGGTCTGAGCAACGGGCGGGGGGCTTCGGCTCCCCGCCTTTCTTCTGGGTGAGACATGACCCCTAATACCCTCATCAATCTGGCCCTCAAGGTCACGGGTGTATTGGGTGTCGGTCAGACCGCATCTGCCGAAGACACGAACGACTCGTTCAGCATCCTCAACATGATGCTGGCTCAGTGGCAGCGGAAACGCTGGCTGATATGGCATCTGGTGGACGTTTCTCTGACATCTACCGGGGCTGTGTCCTACACCATCGGAACTGGTGCGGATTTCAATGTCGCCCGTCCTGACCGGATAGAAGCCGGGTTCTTCCGGCAGACCATCACCGCGGCTCCGAATCAGGTCGATTACCCGATGACGATCATTTCGTCTCGGGAGGAATACAACCGCATTGCCCTCAAGCAGCTTTCGACGTTTCCCGAGTACTGCTTCTACGACTCGGCATATCCCACGGGAACACTCTATTTCTGGCCTGTCCCTCAGGCGTCGCAGTTCGCCATGCATCTTTCATTGAAAGAGCAGCTGACGCAGTTCACGTCCCTCAGTCAGACGATCAACCTTCCTGCGGAGTATCAGGAAGCGATTATGTACAACCTGGCCGGCAGGCTGCGGCCGATGTACCAGCTTCCTCCTGACCCAACCATTACGTCACTTGCGGTTTCGTCGCTGGCGTGCGTGCGCGGGGCCAACGCGCAGATTCCGACCCTCACGATGCCGGATGAAATGCGGCTCGGGCGTCCCGGTTACAACATTTACTCCGATCGCGGGTACTGATGGCGCGCGTTCCGCTTCTGGGTGGTGCATACCAAGCAAAAAGCATCATCGCCAATGCCCAGCGGTGTGTGAACCTCTACCCCGAGGCCAATCCCTCTTCCAGCCAGCCGCAGAGTCCATCGACGCATTATCCGACGCCTGGGCTGGTAAAGATCGGGGAGATCGTCCCGCCCGATCAGCCTAATATCTGGGTGGTCAGTCAGAGCTGTGCGCTGCTGAAATTCTTATTGTCAGACACAGGGAACGTAGCTCCGACCGTCAACATAGTCGGATCGAATACCGGGCTCACGGGTCCGCTTGGGGATAATTTTTCCATTACCCTTGCCATGGACTTCGACAGCAAGGGACTGAAGTTTGCCCTTGAGAACGTCGAGCTTGTGGACGGCAGCGGTCTTACATCGGTTCTTGTTTATAGAGCCAGCGACAACGGAAACGTCAGCCCGGTTTATAAAATCGAGGGCGACCAGACCGGCCTTACGTCCACCACCGGTTTCTCATCCGGCATGAGCATTTGCCTCGATGGGGATGACAATATTTATGTCGGGCAATTCCGGAGCCTTTTGAAGTTCCCAACCGGCTCTAGCGGAAATGTCGCCAGCACGGAAATCACTCTTAGCCCGACGTTGCCCAGCGACCTTCTGTCGATGACATTCGACCCGCTTCGGCAGTGGATCTGGATCAGCCTCAACGACAGTTCTGGAACGAACCTTAGGGCCTACGGACTGGATGGGACTGAGCGCAGATCGCTGTCAATCAGCGGCTATGTCCCATACCAGACGGCGATTGCGGAAGACGGATCGATCATCGTTGCCTGCCAGAAGTCATCGACACTCGGGACAATAATGGTGTTTGCGCCAAACGCCTCTGGATCGGCAACCCCAACTCGGCAGATCGGGCCGGGAGCAACATCGAACATCTTCCAGCCTGCGGGCGTCGGCATCGACAATACGACTGGCATTATTTACGCCACGGACGTTGGTGGGTCTGAAACGCACCGCATCGTGTCATTCGCCACAACCGCAAACGGCAATGTCGCACCGCTCACCACTATTACGGGAAACCTGACAGAGCTGGCCCTTCTGCCATCCGGGGATAACACCCAGCCCATCCGCCTGAAGATGCACCCATGACGGCGTGGAGGGGGCTTTACACCGCGACCACCGGCGAGCTTTTCGGGGTCGCTGACAACTCGCTCTATTCGATCGATGAAAACTGGGACATCACACGTCTCGGGCCGGTGACTCCAGGGCGTTCGAATAACGTATCCATGAGCGATAACGGCCTGACTCTTATCGTTGTAGATGGAAGCGAGAACGGCTTCACCTACGACCTGACGGAAAGGCAGTACGGGCTGATTTCCGACCCGGCCTTTTATGGGGCCGATAAGGTAGATTGCGTCGATACGTTCTTCCTGTTCAATCGTCCGGGCACGAACCAGTTTTACCTTTCGCCTTCTGAATGGGTGCAGGGCCTTCAATTCGATGCGCTGGACATCGCCGCCAAGACCGGGCGCGCCGACCTGATTTCAAGCCTCATCGTCATGCATCGTGAGGTATGGCTTCTGGGAACACAGACCAGTGAAATCTGGTACGACGTTGGCGCCTCAGACTTCGCCTTCCAGCCGATACCTGGGGCTTTTATCGAGCACGGCTGCGCCGCTTCTCAATCCGTCTCGAAATACGACAACGCGATCTATTTCCTGTCACGGGATCAGCAGGGTAACGCGATGATCCTTGAGGGGGCTGGATACAAGGTCACGAGGGTTTCGACCAACGCTATTGAAAGCGAGCTTTTGACCTACCGTCGCCTGGATGATGCAATTGGGTTCTGTTACCAGCAGGAAGGCCATGCGTTCTATCAGTTGAGCTTCCCCACAGCAGATAAGACGTGGGTCTACGACATAGCGACCCAGGTCTGGCATGAGCGAGCGTGGTCCGATCCGAACGGAAAGCTTCATCGGCACAGGGCAAACTGCCACGCCTTTGCGTATGGGAAGAACGTCGTCGGGGACCATTCCAACGGTAAGCTCTACTACTACGACCTGAACACCTACACGGACGACAGTGATCCGATTACCCACATCCGCAGCTTTCCGCACATGGTCGATGACGGAAAGCGTGTGTTCTACCGCCAGTTCATTGCGGACATGGAAGTCGGGTCTACGACTCTCGACAATGATCCGACTCTAAGCCTCCGCTGGAGCGATACGCGGGGGGCAAGCTGGGGAAACCCAATCACCCAGAGCCTCGGCAAGACCGGAAAATATCTGACCAGCGTCCAGTTCCAGCGTTTGGGAATGGCCCGCGACCGCGTTTTCGAGTTGAGCTGGTCCGGCGATTTCCGGACCGCGTTGAATGGTGCCTTTGTCGAGGCGAACAAGTCCCGGACATGACGCGAACGGATCAGGGTTTCCCCAAGGTCTCCGAGCCTATTGTCGACCCCAAAAGTGGCCTCATCAATCAAACGTGGCTCCAGCTTCTCATCACTCTCTGGAATCGAACCGGGGGACCGAGCGGCAGCGTCGATCGGTACGAGACGAATCAAATCCAGGGCGCGCTTTCTGACGTTCAGAATCGACTGACGCAGCTAGAAACGCCGAGCCCGGAAACATCTCAGTTTCTCGGTCTCTTTCAGCAGATACAGGACGCGGTTTCTCTTGTCTCTCCGGATCGTCCGGTCACGAGCATTCAGGGGCGAAGCGTTTCCGGCGCAAGTCCATCGGACTCAAATGTTCTGGCCTGGAATGCGTCAACGAAGGAATGGGAGCCGCAAGCGGCCTCGTCCGGAGGCGTCCTCCCCCTCGTGACCGGCACCACGCCCGGCCCTGACCTGATCGCAGATCCTCTTGGCCAATGCATAGGAGTCCCGCTTTAGATGGCCGCCAGCACTCTTATCGCTGATTACATCGGTTATGGCGTGGCCGCTGATCGGCCAGTCACGCCCCCGGTTACGGCCCCAGCCACCGCTATTTATTACGAGACGGACACGCCCGGCGGCTTCATCTGGGATGGCTCTGCGTGGCAGCCGATTGCTGGAACCGCCAGCGGTACCGTCACGAATGTGGCAACGGGCACCGGACTTTCCGGCGGTCCGATTACGACAACTGGAACGATCTCTCTCGCGAATACAGCCGTCACCCCCGGATCATATACGCTTTCAAATGTGACGGTTGATGCGCAGGGAAGATTGACGGCGGCGTCGAGCGGATCGGCTGTAACCAGCATTACGGCGGGAACTGGTCTGTCCGGGGGGACTATAACCACTACAGGGACCATATCGCTGCCGAACTCCGGAGTGACCGCTGCGTCATATACGAACTCGAACATTACCGTTGACGCGCAGGGGCGGGTAACTGCCGCATCAAACGGGTCAGGTAGCTCATGGCAGCTAGTCGATCAGACTGGCGCTGGTATTAGTTCAGGCGAAACCTGGAGTTGGTCGACTAACGTCACAACCGTCGCAGTGACGGGGCTCTCACGCTTCAATGAAATTATGGTGCTGATTAAGGCCGTCACTACAGCT